TACATATTAAAGATAGATTGCTTATTCCTTCTATTTTTCCAGAACGAGGAAATTTTATGGATTTTAATTTGAAAAAGTCTATCGCCCGGAAAATTGCTATTTCAGAGCAAGACAGAAAGGACTATGAAATAGTCGAAAAAAAGGAAGAAAAGCGAATTGAATGGAACGTTCAAAAAGACGCAGAAACCCCATTAGTGGTAGAATTTTCTAAAGAAGAACTGGATTATATGCGTAGGTCTTGTGAAGCTATTGCAGAACAACAAATGCCAGATGAAATGTGGGCTGTAGTTGAACGCATCTATAACGAAGCACAAAATTGATTTCTTACTTCTTTACTCACAATCATATCTTCCATACGAATGGGAATCTGTCTTACTGTACGGATTCCCATTTATTGTTTTAAATTAACAATATGGCTGTAGGATTAAAAGCACCAAACATAAAAATTGATTTCAAGCCATCTCCCAAACAATATGAATTATGGAAATTACTTCAACCCGACTATTGCCCTCATTGTGGAGGGCATATATCACAAAAAATGGTCGGACATGATATTAAAGGAAATCCACAATATAAACCATATTGCACATCATGCGGCTCTGAAAATTTACCACAACTTATTTTAGGAGGTGGTGCAGCCGGAGGTGGAAAATCTTATTTAGGAAGCTGCTGGCTTGTTAGTAGCTGTATGAGATTTCCAGATATACGTGCCGTTGTAGCTCGTAAAACCTTAAAGAGTTTGAAAGGTTCTACTTGGAATACCATAAAGAAAGTATGTAAGGAATGGGGGCTAAAAGAAGGGGTGAATTACAAAATAAACAACCTTGATGGGATATTGACATTTTGGAATGATTCAGTCATCATCATGCAAGAAATGGTTGACTTACCTTCAGACCCTAACTTTGAACGTTTCGGGTCTTCAGAATATACTATTGCATTCATAGATGAGGTATCAGAAATTTCAGAAAGAGCTATTGAAGTATTATTTTCTCGTCTTCGTTGGCGCACAGCAGAAACATTTAAGACTGCCAGAATGATGATGTCAACCAACCCTTGTATTAATTGGGTACGTTCGCGTTTTGTTCAAGACGATGAAGGAAATCCTGTATTATGCAAAGAAGGCGAAGCATACGTACCATTCTCTGTTTTTGATAATCCGGATATTCAGTTTGTACAGACCTATGTTGCAGCATTAAACAAAATTACAGATCGAGCAACACGAGAAAGGCTTTTATATGGGAACTGGGATTTTGTTGATTCAAACCTTATGGCTGCATATTGGAATTTTGATGGCGAAAAACATCTTATTGAACGGTTACGGGAAAAAGTTTATGATCCGATGAAGCCAATCATATCAGGATGGGACTTTAATGTCGCTCCATATATGAGTGAGATGGAGTTGCAGATTAATTATGAAAAGAAAGAAATATATCTGCTGGAAGAAAACTTAGGTAAACCAGAGAACAAAGAAAACAATACCCCCAAATTATCTCAAAAAATAAGAGACAAACACCTCCAGAATCAGCATATAGGCGGAATAATTATAACAGGAGACCCAGCAGGATTAGCACGTAGCACGCAAACAGAAGAAGGTGTCAACAACTATACTATTATAGTGGACAATATGAAAAACAATGTACTAAGGCCACGTATAAAATTGCTTCAGAAGCAGCCGCCACAAAGTACCCGGTTGGAGTTTGTCAACGCTATATTAAACGGGTTTGACGGTTGGAAATTCATGGCAGACCTACGGTGTCGTAAATTTACTGAAGATATGATATATCAGCAGAAGAACTCTGACGGCACCAAATCCAAGAAAAAAGTATTAAACCCCAAAACCGGTGGAAAAGAAGAAAAATATGGGCACTTATCGGACATCTTGGATTATGTATTAGTATTGTTTCTCTGTGACTCATGGAGACGGTTCCAAAATCAAAAGACAACAATTGAAACATATACAGCACCAGTCTATAACACTTTTGAATATTAATTATGTATAGAAGGTTTTTAAACAAAAATGATTATCTGGGTATCATTACGGAGGATGCTTTATCGCAGCTTACCCGTGGGAAAAATATTTGTTTTGTGCAGGCAGAACAAGCCGCTGAAGCATCTATTATGGATTACCTTACTGAAAATTATGAAATTGAACGCGAACTAAATCGAGGTAAATTCATCTTTGAATATGATCGAAGAATCAGTTATCCTATAGGATGTCATTTTTACCTTGACGGGAAAATATGCGAGGTAATTCAAGCTATCAATGGCTACAAAGCTCCTTGTCCTATATCTTATTGGCACGAAACAGAAGAGATACTTGACCTGAAAAAAATAGAACAATACAGCCAGATGAAAAACTATCGTCCCGGAGATGTGACAAAGTTCTTAGGACGGACATATATATGTGACATCGCCAATGGCATAGACTTCAACGATATTCGTATTCCGGAAGTTAATGCCTGGGAAATGGTTGATACATACAAGTGGGACACTGTTCCATACAATGAATGGGAAGTTGTAGAATATGAAGGCAAATTCTTCACCTTGCTAACAATGGATAATTATGACTGTCTGGTCAATCCAATGGAGTCTGACTGCTGGGGGATGATTGGAGAATATGATCCTTCACTCAATTCTTATGAGTTGTCAGAACACGAATATGTAGAATATAAAGGAAAAATTTATTACCCTATAATCAATCCCAATGCTGATGTACCGGAACTGGAAAGGAATATCAGATACCATGACCCAAGAAACTATAACTTGAAACGTCACATGGTTCAACTGTCATTATACGAGTTGCACAAACTGATTTCTCCTAACAATATCAGTACTGTACGAATAGATGACTACGACCATTCTATGCAATGGCTAAAAGACGCTTCCAGGCTAAAATTAAATCCTCAAATTCCGAGAAAAATTGATAACAAGAAAGAGCCTCTTACAGACTGGCAGATGGCAACCTTTCAAACATCTTATGACCCATATCAAAACCCTTGGCATGTATGAAATGGTTTTAATATGATAGCATCATCTCAAAATTAAAAATTAACCTCAAAAATTACATGGATTTTCTAAAAAAAATTAGGCAGAAAATAGATGAATTCTGCTTTAACCACATGAGAATGGACGGTGCCCAGCATCTGATTGCTGGCATCTTGATTTATGATGTACTCAAATACCTTATACCTGTTTGGAGTGCCATACTAATCACTCTGATTATACTTGTCGCCAAAGAAGTTGTTTTAGATAAATGGATAAAGAAAGGAGTAGCTGATTGGCATGATATAATCTGGGGAGTCATAGGACTTCTGTTAGGAGTGCTGTAAGTACTACTCTTAGAGTAAATGATACGGTGGGTAATAGTGATGTTGCTCACCGTATTCTTGTTAATGATGCTGTAGATACTGAACTTTGTGTTAAAAGTAGTGCTGATAAAGATGATTTTAATGGTGCTGAAATAAAAAGTAAAACTAATGTTGTATCTTTGTCTCGTAAAACAATTGATTTATGGCAATTTATATCAAACCAATACCAACATTAACCGGCAAAGTCGCAGAAAAATTTGAAAAGATTGCCCGTGAGAATGAGAAAAAACGAGGGACCGTTGATTTTTCGCGTGAAGTAGAAATGACCAAAAGAATTTTGGAAAAATCAAACCTTCGTAAATTCAAATAGTGGGTACATTTATCGAAGATAATTGCGAATTTGTTGAATGGAGCAGACCTCTAATAGAGAACTGTTCTGACTTTTCATGCACTCACGATAAGGATATTGAAAATTTCTTCAAAAATGATTTTGAAAATTACAACAATCAATTACTTGGTAAATCATACGGTTTCGTCAAGGCTAACACTTCTTTAGAATTAGTTGCAGCATTTACCGTATCCAATTCAATGTTGCCCGTTTCGTCCTTACCTAAAAATATAAAAAACAAAATAAATCGCCCAATACCCAATATTAAACGCAACTCTCAATATCCAGCTGTATTAGTTGGACAATTAGCTGTATTTGATTCCTTTGCCGGAAAACATATTGGTGATGAAATTTTGTCTTTTATAAAAGGTTGGTTTATTGATCCATTAAATAAGACTGGATGCCGTTATATTATTGTTGATGCCTCTAATCATCAAAAAGTGATAGATTTTTATCAGCGTAATGGATTCAAATTTATATTTGAAAATATTGCAGATGAAATAGAATACATGAAACTAGACCTAGAACCAGAGTATAAACGTACTCGTTTAATGTATTTTGATTTGATTATCCTAAAATCATAATTTGTTTTCTTCTAACAAAGAAAAATACCCCGGTCACTTAGGGTGAATACCATGTGTCAAAACAGTAATCTGGGCTTTTACCTATTTTGGTAAGTCATAAATGACACACAGTGCAAAGTAACCGAGGCATATATTTTTATCTATTCGTCATATTGACGAAGTTCATCAAGTCTTGCTCCTTTATCAATACTCTACCGGCTGGCTTGGTGTACGGTATTCTTCCTTCAGCCAAGTATCGTTGAGCCGTTCTGTAAGATATACGAAGAAAATCAGCTGCTTCTCTTACAGTGACAAGTTTCACCTTCATACAATATTGTTAAGTCGTTCAAACTCTTTGTCTACTTCAGCCTGGTATATATGCGCATATAGCTGCGTAGTCTGGATATTCGTATGTCCAAGCATTTTGCTGATAACCTCAATCCTCACACCATTGGCTAATGCAATAGTAGTGGCAAAGGTATGCCGGGCAACGTGACTCGTCAACTTCTTTTTTATTTCACAGAACGCCCCCAGAATTTTTAAATATGAATTGTACTTCTGGTTAGATATAACAGGCAACTTAAACTCATACTTCTTTAAT